AAGAAGAAGAATTGACAATGAAACATTTAATAGATTAGTAGGGCAACAAGAAATACCACAAGAAGTCAAAATATGTGAATATGAATTAATAAATACAATCAAGGGGTATATTGGTGATAATAATACTAATGCTACTAACGGAAATGTAGCGAGTGAAAGTACAGATGGATACTCAATTAGTTATATAACAAGTGATAAAATTAGTGATGTAGTAAAGTCTAGGGAAACCGAATTGACAAGCATAATAAGAACCTATCTATTAGGTATCATATATAACAATGAGCATCTAATGTACTGTGGTGTTAAATGATAACTAATTCAAGTTTAACGATATATCACAAAGAAGGTTTAGATGTAGCAACACATCTTGAAATATGGATTAGATACAATTATGACAAAGTATGGTATTTTGGTGGTAGAGGTGCAAGTATAAACAAAGGTTATGATAATGCAAACGATGTTGAGATAAGAATACCTTACAATAGCGAACTAGACATAACAAAGTTTGCAATTGGCGACATTATCGTAAAAGGAACACTTGACTTTGACATAAATAAACAAAAAGACCTAAAAGACTATGGCATCTATAATATAACAAGTATAAAGAATAATAATTTTGGTAATAACCCACATATACATATTGGGGGCAAGTAATGAAACTATATGGTCTAGAAACAATAAAAAGCAAACTAGATTTAGACAAAGCACAAAAGTTTTTTACAAATACTTGTATGGTGCATATGGATAAATATGTGCCTTATGATACTGGAACATTAGCAGACACAGTAGTATCTACTGAAAATCAAATAGTTTACGACCAAGAATATGCTAGTTATGTATATTATGGTATAACTAAAAACGGAAATAAGATGCACATTAATACTGATAAGCACCCATTTGCAAGTTCGTATTGGGATGAAAAAATGATTAGTGCAGAAATGGATGATATAGTTAAAGAAGTACAAGCATTTATAGATAGGAGCATAAAATGAATTATGAAGCACTACGAATATCAAAATTAAGACAATATTTATTTGATGTAATAAGCAACTTAACTAATAACACAAACTATCAAATAAATGCAGATATGCTTGGGGAAATAGATAATTATAGTTTAGACAAAATGCCAACAAACACAAATATTGAACAATGGATAATTGGTACAAAGAAAAAAAGAGATGTGTACTCATTTAGAAGCCGTAAATCATATTCACAAGACACAATAGATAATTTATTAAATATAGGTTTTTTTGAACGATTTGAAAATATAATTAATTCTAATAATGATAGAGGCATATTGCCTGATATAGAAAATGTAGAAAGTATTGAGTGTTTAAATAGTGGAACAATGTTATCAAGCGACAACGGGAATAGTGCTATTTTTGATATTCAAATACAAATCACATATATAAACAATGAAGATAATGGAGGTGTAAGCCTATGAAGATTATAGCAAAAATTGATTTTACCGCTAACAATAAAAAATATATTGTTGGTGATGAAATTAACGATTTAACTTATGAACAAATAGTAAGATTAAATGAAATGGGTTTTATAAAACCTCTTGATTATAAAGATTTAGTTCTTTTAGAAAGAGAATTAAAAGAGAAAAAAATAGTTAAGAAGGAGGAATTATAATGGCACAAGCAAAAAGAAGTTCATACGCACACTTTATTGACATTAATAAAGGTGTAGGAACTGCAGATTATGTTCGTGAAGGTGTTGGTGTTGAGGCATTAAGTGTATCATATAATGCACAAGTAGATACTTACAAGACAATTTTAAGAGATGAAGCCGATAGTGTGTTTAAGAACTATGATATACAATCAAGTGTAAGCGGTAAACGTATTTATAGTGATGATGAAATATATACAATGTTAGATACTGCTAGAAGAAGTGCTACATTTATTGAAACAACATTACTAGAAATAGATATGACAGGTACAAGTCCTTACACAACAACAAAATATGATGTTCTAATTGTTATGGATGAGTTTTTAGGAGAAGATGCGACAATAAGTTATAACATTTATTATAAAAACCCTGTTGCAGGAACATCAACAATAGCAGATGGTAAACCAACATTTGTACCAATAACAAGTTTATAAAGCCGATGGGCAGGGGTGTAAAGCCCTTGCTCTTTTTAATTATTAGGAGGAAATAACTATGGAAAAAGTAATCTATCAAAAAAAAGGAGTTAAACAAATACAAGTCAATGAAAATGGAGATTATATAGAATTAGATTTAATGGATATAGAACTCCCTTTAAAAGTAGATAACACAAGAAAAGAATTAATAAGACAAAATAGCATTTTTAAAAATAGATGTAAAGCAGTAGAAAAGCAATACAAAGGCAACGAAGATTTAATGAGAGTAAATCTATATAAAGCAGAAATAGACTATTGTAATAAATGTAGAGAAGTGCTTGATAAATTGCTAGGAGAAAATGCTTGTTTAAAAATATTTGGAGAAACAAATAGATATGGTATGTTTGATGACTATTTTGAACAATTATCAACGATATTAGAAAGTTTAGAAATAGATATAAATGCTATTAAAGAAGATTTACTACAAAAATATAAAGTAGATAAAGATGTGATTAAATAATGGAATACCCAACAAAAATAGAGGTTAATGGTATTGTATATAATATAGACACAAATTACAAAACTGCACTTGCTTGTTTTAAAGCAATTAACGATAACGAATTAAGTGATATAAAAAGAGCAATAGCAGTTGTAACATTGTTATTAGGCAAAGATGTCCCATTAGAAGATATGCAAGAAGCATTAGAAAAATGTGGTGTGTACTTGCGTTGTGGAAAAGAAAATAATCAAGACATTAGTGAAATAGATATGGACTATTTTCAAGATGAAAGTGCTATAAGAACATCTATAAGACAATGTTATCACATTAACCTAAACAATGAAAATAATATACATTGGTGGGAATATAACGAGTTAATTGAAGGATTAACAGAAGAAACTTTGTTGAGCAAAATAAGAGAAATAAGAACTTATGATTTAAGTAGTGTTAAAGATGCTAAAACAAAGGAAAGAATAAGAAAAGCAAAAGAGTTCTATGCCTTAAAGAAAGAAGAAACACCAATGACTGATGAAGAATTACAAAATATAGAAAACTTTAAAAAATTAATTGGGGAGGTGTAAAATATGGCAAAAGTAGTAATAGAAACTGAGTTATCTACTAAAAGTTTTGATAGACAAATACAAAAATTAAAAAGCGATATAGCGAGATATATGCGTGTTTTAGAAAGTGATACGAAAGTTCCTATTAGTTTAAAAATGAGTCCTGCCGAAAGACAGGAATTAGAAACAACAATAGAAAAGTTAAGAAATAAACTTGTAGGACTAGAAAATCAAGCAAAAAGTGTTGGCAATGTAGGACAAGATGCAGGTGAAAGAAGTGGACAAGGTTTTGAAAAAGGGATTAAATCACTTAAAAGATTTTCATTAGCATTATTTGGCGTTCGTTCTGTATTTATGTTAGTAAGAAAAGCAACAAGCACATATTTAAGCCAAAACGAAACAACTGTCGACAAAATAAATGCTATATGGGTTGCGTTAGGTAATGCACTAGCACCAATAATAGAAACAATCGCTAACGGAGTAATAAAATTAATAGGATACTTAAATGTGTTTTTACAAGCATTAGGTTTTGATATTGATTTAACAAAAAATATGAATAAATCAACGAAAGCAATAAAAAACACAACAAAAGCAATGAAAGAACTAAATAATCAAGTTACTTCTTTTGATGAAATGACAATACAACAAAAAGATAGCACAAGCGATAGTGAAAGTCTTACAAATACATTTAAAATGCCTGAATTAAATCAAGATATAGTTAAGTTTTTACAAGATACTGCAGGTTGGTTAAAAGAAAACTGGGAACTATTAGCATTAATAGGCGGTGTAATAGCGACTTACAAAGTAGCCAATTGGTTAGGTGGGTTAGGTAATATTATAGGAACACCAACAACAGGATTAATTGGTGTATCAAAAGTATTAAAAACACTTGCAACAATAGGTGTAATAGCGGTTGGTGTTGATTTAATATATAATGCAGTAACTGGAAGAAATTTAATTAGAGATTTAAATGATATAATAAAGGGATTAAAAGAATTACCTGATGTAAATAAAAATCTTTCAAAATCTTCACAAAAAATAACAGAGGATTTAAAAAATGTTTATGAGGAACAAGGAAAAGTAAATATTGGATATGAAAAAGGTTCAAAAGAAGTTGAATTTTATATAGGAAACTTACAAAAACAGATAGAAATATCAAAAACTACTATTCAAGCAAAACAAAAAGAACAAAAAAGCAATAATATTTTAGAAAGTGTAGTTAAAAGTTTAACTGGTACAACACAACGTGCAAGTTTTGAAGAAGAACAACATATACAAAGAATAATAGATGCAACTACTGAAATGGGTAAATATGCTTCACAAGGAAAATTAACAGAGAGCCAATTAAGAGATTATACAGATGCCGTTGATTATTTAAAAAGTAGGGAAGATGGCCTTAAAGACAAACTTAAAGAAACATATATGAATATGCGTATTCCTGATGATGTTAAGCAACAACAAATTAATTATTACGAGGGAATGCTAGAACAAATTAATAATTTAAAAACACAAACAAAAAAACAATTTAGTGATATAAACAATCTTGTAGCAAAACCAAAAGTAGAATTACAAACAAACGTGGACAAAGCAAAACAAGTATTAGAGGCATTAAGTAAGAGTAGCATATTTGGTGGTATAGCAACAACAACAATAAATGCTTTAAAGAAAATAGGACTTGCAAGAGGTGGAATTGTAAATAACCCCGGTAGAGGTGTACCACTTTCAAATGTAATAACTGGTGAGGCAACTGGTGGAGCAGAGGGTGTTGTACCATTAAATAATGAACAGAGTATGGATTTAATAGGGCAATCTATCGCAAAACACGTTGTAATTAACTTAACAACAACAACAATGCTTGATAATAAAGTAATAGCAAGACAACAAAGTAAAATAAACGATGCAACTAATTTTGCAACGAACGGGAGGGGTGTATAATGGTATTAAATAAAAATAGTTTAGTAGCAACTTACACTAAAAGTGGTGCAACTCATACAATATATTTAACTGACTACATAACAAGTGCAGAAATAGGCTTTTATAAATATTGGGATAGTGATAGTGGAAGAAACCTTGCCAAAAGTGTTGTGGGTAGTTTTGATATATTCCCAAAGATTATATGTAATTTTAAGCCATTAAATCAAGAAGAACTAGAAATAATTGCACCATTACTAAACGCTTTAACACAAAGTTTTACTTACTATGACCCTGAATTAAAGCAGAATAACACTATTAATACTTATACGGGCGATTGGTCATCAACAAGTAGAACGCCAAGAGTAGATGAGCCTTTTAATGTATCATTTATTGCAAGGCAAAGGAGAACATAATGATAAGTGTATCAAATAATTTTAAAAGTGCTTTAACACAGCCTAGACAAATAGATGCAAAAATAATTTATGGGAATAATACGATAACAAGCGATGACATTAATAGCATTAGAAGAAGTTTTAATAGCGAATTATTTAAGACAATAGCAAAAGTAGTTGATATAGATAGCAATACACCAATAGATAAAGGTACAACTATAAATGTTCAAAGTGGTCTATATGTTGATGATGATTTTGAGTATTTATCATTAGGCAATTATAGGGTGCTAGAAAGCCCCACAATGAACAAAGATACTAACTCGTACCAAATATATGCTTATGATAAAATCGTTGATAGTATGGTGCTATATGACCTTACAAATAGCGATATAACATATCCTTGCACTGTTAGACAGTTATTTGTAGCAATATTTACAAAATTAAATTGGAATACAAGTGGAATACCTGCAACATTTGTTAATTCAACAAGTCAAATTGAAAGTGATGTATATAGTAATATGAATATGACTTATAGAGATGTACTTGATGAGTTATGTACTATAAGTTGTTTGTTCCTAGTAGATAAAGAATATCCAAGATTAATTCAACCAACAACAACAAGTGAAACAATTGATGAAAATTATATAAGTGATACAAATGTAGAAATTGGTGAACAAGTATTTTTTAACTCATTAGTGTTTTCTAGGGTTGGTGATACTGACAATATATATAGAAAAGATGATGAAAGCATTGCACAAAATGGTCTAAAAGAATATAAGGTAAAAGATTTGCAAATTTTATCTTTAAATTGGAGAGGCAATTTTATAGATGCAATGTGGAATTATATAAAAGAATTTAATTATTATTCTTTTGATATAAATACAATAGGAATTATGTTTTTAGAACCTATTGACAATTTTATTTTATCAATATTTAATACAACATATAATACAATATTATTAAATAGTGATTTAACAATAGGTGGTGGAATAAACGAAAAAATATATTCTAATAAACCTAGTGAAAGTGAAACTGAATATAAATATGCTAGTGAACAAGATAAAAAGAATGGACAAACCACTTTAACAATAGATAAAAGATTAAAAATAATAGAAAGTGAAATATCAAATATGCCTATTATTACAACCGAAAATAGTGGCATAGGAACAATAAAATTACAAGATTTAGCAGGCGTTAAGTTAGCAGAGTTTAAAGTACACCCAACAAATCAAGACATATTAGGATTATTAGCAAGTAATAGTTTAATAGCAAGTAATGACTTAATTGTTCGTAATCGTGAAATAGTTTTTAAAAAAGGCGATTTTAAGGCACAATTTGATTTACCACCATTGTATTATTATAATGATGATATATATGACGAGTTTATATACAACACAAAAGATAAACAAGCATATGTTATTCGTAGAGTAGCAATAGATAATCTAGGCAATAAATCAATATTAAGCACACCAATAGTAATAGATTTTGAATATAAAGATATACAACTTGAAGAAGGAAATTATACTATATATGTATCGACAGGACCTACTGCTTATATTTATGCAAAAGGTATGCTTAAAAATGAATATACTGAAACATTTGCAACAAGTTATGAAGTAGATAGTAAAATTACACAAGAAGCAAATAGAATAAATGCAATTGTTAGTGAAAAAGTCGATGAAAATGAAGTTATTGCAAGTCTTAATTTAGCAGTAGAAAACAATCGAGGTATTGTTGAATTAAAAGGTAATAGTGTAATAATAGAAAGTGATAATTTTGAATTAGATAGATATGGAAATGCTATATTTAAAAATGCAAATATTTATTTGCAAAATGGAAGCAAAATATTTGGTGATGATGGTTTAATGTCTACAATACTTATTAATTCAAGTATTCGTTCACAAACGTTTTTTGGTGGAAATGGCTTAATGCCTTGTGGGTTTAGTTTAGTAGCCAACGGGCAAATACAAAGAGATTATTTAGCATTAGAGTTTGAAGTGCCAAACGACTTTGTTATCACAGGTGCAAAAATAATATTAAGCCACGCACCAATTAGTTATACAACATCAAGCCCAACAACTGGTTATACAAGAAATCTAAAATTATTCAAAAGTAGCGACAATAAGCCAAGAAGTTTAACATTTGATAATCAATATGTTTACTTTGTAAATGATGACACAAATTATAGTGAAGTAGTAAATGCTTTTGGTGAAAATGGGTTTACAGGAAGTTCTTATCAAGGAACACAAACTGTGTCAGTTGAATTGAAAGATTACATTACAACGGGTTATAACACGTTTAAAATACAGTCAATGGCTAGTACACCAACACAAGCACAAATACAATCATATACAGGGGCTTGTATGGCTACATTATACATAACTGGATTTACAAAGTTTGAAGAGCCAACAACACCAACAACATTGCAAACACCATTATTAGGCGGTGGCTTACTAGGTGGAGAGTTAAATCAAGACAATAAAGAACCATTAAATGTAGGAGAACCTATGAATACAAATATAGAAGAGGAGAGTGATATGTAATGGAAGGATATGAAGAACAATTTTGGGAAAACGAAAACCCAGAGAGCCAAGTAAATGCAACGAGAATGACACATATAGAAAAAGGAATAAAAAATGCTTACAATGTATCTTTAATAGCAATAACAAATATACAACCTAGTGAGTGCAACGAGGGAGATAAATATTTTAATACAACTGATAATTTAATTTATACTGCAACTGATACTGATACTTGGGGTGAAACAGGAGAAACGCCAATTAGTGATAAGACTTATGTACTTATAACTGATGGCTCTACTTATGCTTACAATGGAACTACATTAACAAGAATTGGTGGAAGTGAACAAATTGTAGCAAACGAATATAGTGAAAGTACAACAATTCCTTATAGTGCTAACTATGTAAATGGTGCAATTAAAGAAGTTTACTCAACAAGTGAAATAGAAATAGGAGTTTGGATAGATGGAAGTAAATTATATAGGAAAGTTATAGATTTTGGTGCGTTGCCTGATAGCACTTCTAAAAGCGTAGCACATAATATAACTAATTTAGATACTATTGTATCATTAATTGTATTTGCTAATTCAATACAAGGTGGGGGTATCCCAATACCACACGCAACTACTACAACACCTGCTTATGTTTATGTATCTACTACAAGTGTAACAATAGCAACAACAAATGATAGAACTCCATACACCAATACTTATGTCACTATTGTTTATACTAAAACAACGGACTAATTTATGGAAGAAAAACTTATATACTTACATAGAAAGATGGTAATGGCATTATATAGCCGCAAAAAGATAAAATATCTATGGTATAAATGGAAATTAAAAAGACAGCAAAGGAGAAACACAAATTATGGACAAAATAACATTAGGACAAATTAAAGAAATATTATTATGGTTTTCGGTAGTTATAGGTGCTATCGGTACAATATATGCGTTGTTTATTAAAGCAATGAACAAGTTTGTATCTCCAATAAAGCAACAAATGTCGTTAGATATAAAAGAGATTAAAGATATAATAGTTAAATT